CGGTGGTGGAGGCGGCGGTGGCGGTGGCGGAAGTTTGTCATCGGGTGGTCCGATGTCAGCAATATCTGCTGCTTTGGCTTCGGGTTCTAGTAGTTCCTCTTCTGGTTCAAGATCCTCATCACTAGCAGCTGCTAGTAGTTCTCCGTCACCAACAATGGGAAGTATTCAACCTACAATGGTTGCAGAAAGTCCTACAGGCCCAGCAGTAGAAAATATGACACAAATAGCTTCTAACCAAGCTACTGTACCTCCTCCAGCTGTTATTAATAACATAACTAATAATAGCGGCGGAAAAGGTGTTAATAATCTTCCCCCAGCAGGAATTAGTCCTAGAGGGACACGACAAAGTACAATGGAACGTTTCTTAGATAGAAGATTCTACGGCTAAACTGTTAGTAGTATACACGACATTCTTAATTCCAAACGTCGCTAAGGCTCTCTGACAGCCTTTACAAGGCTTGGCTATACCTGGTATAACCTCTTTTCCATTAGATGTGCGGCGTGCTCTTACAATATACATTGTATGTTTACTTAGATCTTTGAGCCTATTCTTACTCTTAATATAGTTTAAAATACACTCTGTTTCTGCGTGTAAAAAGATAGCGTCGTCATTACTGCTGTATTTAAACTGAAAAGGATGAGACTTTTTCTTATTTGTACCAATAGTTATTATTCGTCCCTTTTTATCAACAATAGCTGCTGCCATACGACTACCGCGTACAGGCTCTACAGTATTAGCAAGCTCTAGTAGTAACTTTACAATAGTATCCATAATAATTGGTGCCCGTGGCCAGACTCGAACTGGCACGATCAATGATCGAGAGATTTTAAGTCTCTTGTGTCTACCTATTCCACCACACGGGCTTTGAGCAAGGATGATCCTTAAATTGTAGTAAATAGAAATTTTCTGGCGCGCCCGGCAGGACTCGAACCTGCAACCCTCGGCTTAGAAGGCCGATGCTCTATCCAGTTGAGCTACGGGCGCCTTCAGAAAAAAGGGGGAGGGTTACTCCCCCCACACCTTAGTCGTCGGATGCAAGTTTGGCAAAGTAGGATAGTGTATCCTCTTCGTCGTCACTCTCCACAACAGGTGTTACAGGTGCCTTAGGGGCAGTAGTAACAGACTTTAGAAAAGCCTCATCTTCTGCAGCGTCTTTGGCAGATACTGCTTCTGCTGTACCTACATTAGAACTGCTAGCACCAAGTACCATATTGAGCTTAGACTTTAACTCGTCATAAGACTTAAAGTTCTTAGGATCAATTAGTTCTTGTAATGAGTGCTGTTGATTCCAAATAGCCTCAATAGCTTCATCGGTATCAGCAACAGGTGATGGTGCTTCAAACTCTGACTTGTCATAGTTACGATAACCTTCCACTTGACGAATCTTAATCTTAAAGTTTGCACCTTCCCAAAAATCAAATGGGTTGATTGGATTCTCATCTTCAAATGTAGGGTTCATCATATCATTGAGCTTGTCAAAGATCTTTTTACCGTACTTGTAAAGGAAAACTTTTCCTTCATTAGCAGGGTTACCTGGATCACTTACAACCAAGATGTTTGAGAAGTAAGCAAGTCGACGCTTCTGTTTACGAGCAATCTCCTTGTTAGCCTCAACACCACTGTTCCAAAGCTCACTATTGAGTTCGGATACAGGATCACTTTGGTTTAGTGTAGTGAGAGAGTTTTCGATGTACCACTTTCCAGTAGGACCTTGGAATCCGTGATCCCACCTACGCACCCAAGGAAATTCCTCTCCTTTAGTTGGGGGTAAGAAACGAACTACGGCAAAACCATTACCGGCTTTGTCTACTGTGGGTTTCCATTCTCGATCATCGCCCTGCGATTGCTGGACGGGGTTAGAAATCTTCTCAACCTCTTTCATTAGCTTATCAAAGCCGCCGCGAGATTTACGAAGATCAGATAGTGAATTAAACGACATATTTTTTCTCCTTATATAGCGTTATATTACGTTTTATTACGTTCTTCATAGTAAAGTTGATCTAGCATTTCATCTAGATCGTCATCATGTTCACCACTATGTGATGAGTCATAATTATATATGTTATTTATGATTTTGTCAAGCGATTTTTTACTTTTTTTAACAACTTTTTTAATTCTCTTATCGCGATCAAAATTGCGATTAGTTTTGGACATTGCCGTACACCTTCTTCAAAGCGCTCTTGTGCTTGTTAAAAACTTTGTCCTTATCGAATTTAACAAACGGTTTATATTTTTTAATTAATAAACAATAGTCTTGTAACACAAAATCCTCTTTATATCTATCTACAAAAGGTAACAATTTTTCTAAAATTACAACAGTCTCAATCTGTATTTCTTTGGACATTAAAAGTTTAAAAACTAAAGGGTGTCCAGTATCGTATACTGCTGACTCTAATCTACGAATTTCTTGTTGAAGTAGAATAGTGTCTAAATCAGTTTGTAAAGTATACAACAACCTTTGCCGTTTTGTCAACCAGAAATTGTATGTTTCTGTAGCTTCTGTATCAAATATACCGCCCCATTGATTACCGCTTACAAAGTTAGCTACTAGAAAGTCTATGATTTCATTCTTAGTATAGTCTCTAGCTAGTTTACGCATAGCAATAAGATCTTTTCTTTTTAAGAATGTTTCTCGTTTACCTTTTACTGCACCTTTATACTTGGTAATGTCATAATCAGGTGTTGTAAAGTGTAATCGTAAAGAAAGATACAGCCTGTAAACGTCAAAAGGATCCATATTCAATCCAAAGGAAGTTCGTTGCTTTTTTTCTCCTTGAGCATATTCAAATTCAATGCTTCGTTTTTAATTTTCTCTTTCAATGATGTGCTCAATAGTTTATTCACACTCTCAAGTTCAATTTCATTTCTTTCACAATAGTCAACTAAAACATCCATGTGACTAAGCTGTGTGCGTAATACTTGTTTCTCAATATGTTGAGAAAATTCTGTTGATGTATTAAATTTTTTTGTGATGAGAAAAATATCTGTTACTTTCTCGTCTTTAACTAATTCCATTATGATTCCTTTTTAGCCAATCGGCAATATACTCATGCACATCAGAAGGACAATTGATATATGGTTTTATGCACTGCGTAACCTGTGCCTCACCCGGTTTATCAAAAGAGTAAATAATGTCAGTATTAAAATCTTCTGCTATTGACATAATACTCTGTGGCAGTCCTTTTCCTAAATGTACGTCTGAATGTTTTCTTTCATCGATCAATAACTGTAACAAGCCCTGGACAACATCATAAACATGAGTAAAGTCACGTTCTTTTTTTCCAGAACCAAAAACAGTTAAAGGACGACCATTTAAATAATCGGTTTTAAATTTTCTAATTACAGTGCTATATTCTCCATAATTAGCTTCACGTGGTCCGTACACGTTATAGAAAAACAATTTAGTACAAAAGATACCATATTGTTCTTCAAACATACTAATCATATCTTCACATGCTTTTTTACTCCAAGTGTAAGGATTTTTTGATTCCTTGTATTGTGTACTTGAAGATGTAGCAAAGTAAAGTCTACAATTAAAAATTCTCGCCCAATCACATACCGCCGCGGTTGTAGAAATGTTATTAGAGATTGTGTCGCCAGGATAATCAATCGAACGTCTTACTCTGGGACTGTTTGCTAAATGAAAAATAGCATTTGGAGGCGGTATGTGATGTGTAAAGGGCGAGAATCTAGATACATCTTGAATAAAATACCTAACATTAGGATGCTGTATAACAAAGTCTCCGGCTCTTTTATCATCAATAACTGTAACAAAGAAGCCTTCGTATAACAAACGTTCTACAAGATGCGAGCCTATAAAGCCACATCCTCCAGTAACAATTATGTTAGGAATTGTATTAATCATGTGTTACATTATACATTATACAAAAAGATTTGTCAATAGTTTTTTGTATAAAATTTGTGTACTCCGTGATATGCTACTAACTGCATATTACGGTTCCAATAAGGATTAACATAATTGGCATGATACCATAAAGCTCCATTTGTATTGTCTTCTAGTTCACCACTCATTGCGTCGTGAGCAATACTAACGAACTCTCTATAACGACTCCAATCTTTAATAACATCGGATTTACCATCGCAGTACCAAGAAAATTGACATTGGTTTCGTAAAGGAATAACCTTACCGCGTTCTAAACCCCACTTGCTTAAACGTGCCTGGTAAACAACCTCGCATGGTGTGTTAGGATATTTACTAGATTTTGCACGATTTAAGACAACATGAGCTATAGCAATTTGTCCCTCTAGGGGCTCTCCACTAGCCTCAAAATAAATGTTTTTAGCAATACAAGACACTTGACGCGGGTCTTGTACTTCTTGTATTGCTTCGATATTAGGTGCTGCTTCAATAGTTTTTGCACTAACTGGCTCTTCATCTAGAGCATTGCAACCACCTAGG